TATATGGCGGACAACTAATGGCTAAACTATATTTAATGTTTATCGTCCTAGGACTACTCGGTGGTGTAGGTTACGGCGCATATTCGTATTATATAACAACTCAGGCAACAATTGCTACATTAAGAACTAATAATGCAAAACTTGAAGTTGCACTTGAAACTGCTACAGAGAGCCTTGAAACTATGCAAGCAACTGTAGAGAAAACAAACAAACTAAATAAAGAACTCCAGAGTGATCTGCAAGCAGCGGAGGCTTATAGTGATGAACTACGATCTAAATTTTCAAGATTGAATCTGGTTCAAGAAGCACTCAGAGACAGTGAGATATTGGAAGGAAAGATGAATGGAGCAACAGCAAATCTATGGCGTGAAATCATGGGGGAAAGCGGTAGTAGTGATGGTGCTAGCCGGCCTCTTCCTGGGTGGCTGCAGTCTAAGGGGGACGCCGGAAGCGGAGATCAAAGTAGTAACGAAGATAGTTCCGACGACGATACCGACAGTAGCGCAGCCAAAACCGATACAGCTGAATGACACCCGCGTATGGGTAGTTACTGCTGAAAAGTTAGATCAGTTCATTGCTGACTTTAAAGAGCAGTATGGCGAGGTAGCATTCGTTGCTCTGTCTATGCGTGACTATGAAAACCTAGCATTAAATATAGGTGATCTGAAACGCTACATCAATCAACAAAAAGAAATCATAGTGTACTATGAAAAAGCTGTAACTGATGATAAAGTCACACCTGAAAAATAAACACCGAATACAGTAAAAAAAACTTCAATAATATCGAAATAAGCTGTTTACAAGGTTTCCGTTTTGATATATAATATTAATAATCAAAATACACAGAAGCCTACAGTTTAGCCTGAATAGCCTTATCCAGGTGGCACTGTTTTATACGCCGGAGAACCCATATGCTATTTGAAGAACAAATTTCACGCAAGCCAGACCTTTACCCTTGGACAAAGAATTTCATAGATACAATATGGAGCGGGTTTTGGACACCTGACGAGTTTAATTTTACTTCAGATTATAGCCAGTTTAAAACAGATATGACAGACCAAGAGCGCGAAGTTCTTGTACGTGCACTCTCTGCAATCGGTCAGATAGAAGTAGCTGTTAAAACATTTTGGGCAAACCTCGGTGATAACCTTCCGCACCCATCTTTACGTGATCTTGGCTATGCTATGGGTAATTCAGAAGTTATTCACAATATGGCATATGAAAAGCTATTAGATGTATTAGGTCTTACAGATATCTTTGAACGTAATCTTGAAAATCCTATTATTGCCGGTCGTGTTGATTATCTGCGTAAGTACAGTAAGAAAGCATTCAAAGATGAGCGTAAGCAATACATCTATGCTATAACTCTATTTACGTTGTTTGTAGAAAACGTATCATTGTTTAGTCAGTTCTATATTATTTTGCATATGAATAAGAACAAAGCTATTCTGAAAGACACTGCACAGCAAGTTAAATATACACGTAATGAAGAAATGTTGCATGCACAGTGCGGCATTAAAATCATTAATACAATGCGCGAAGAATACCCTGAACTATTTGATGCAGAGTTAGAAGAACGCATTGCAGAAGAAATAGAAATGGCAATCGGTTATGAGTCTAATGTTATTCGTTGGATCATGGGTGATTATGAAGAGCTCGGACTATCAAGCGATATTCTTATTGAATTCATTAAGAAGCGTATGGTAGATAGCCTGCAGCAGATTGGTTTTAGTCATAGTATTACGTATGATGCTGAAACAATTAAATTAACTAAGTGGTTCGATGAAGGACTTTATGGCGCTAACATGGTAGATTTCTTCCATGGCAGACCTGTTGATTATGCTCGAGGTCAGGGTGTATCAGCAGACGATTTATTTTAAGGAGTTTATATTATGGCATTTGATTGGCTCAATGAAGATTCACGCACATTTTTGTCTCGTGGTTATCTTGAAGAAGGCGTATCCGCAGAGGAACGCATAGAAGAAATAGCAGAAGCAGCAGAGAAAATTCTCAATAAACCTGGCTTCGCACGTAAATTCGAAAAGTATATGCTTGCAGGTTATTATAGCCTGTCTTCACCGGTATGGTCAAACTTTGGAGCAGACCGAGGTTTACCTATTTCCTGTAATGGTGTGAAGGTAGAAGACTCAATTGAAGAGATTCTACAAAAAATGTCAGAGGTTGGTGTACAGACTAAAATGGGCGCTGGTACATCTGGTTACTTTGGAGATCTACGACCACGAGGAAGTAAAATTAAAGGCGGAGGAAAAGCCGATGGCCCTGTTCATTATATGCGTTTGTTCGATACTAGCACCGATGTTATTTCTCAAGGCTCCGTACGACGTGGTGCTTTCGCTGCTTATCTTAACATCGATCATCCTGACATTAGCGAGTTTCTTGACATAAGAGAACCAGGTGCACCAATACAAAACATATCAATTGGTGTAACAATACCTGATGAATGGATGAAAGACATGATTACCGGTGACGGCGATAAACGTATTATATGGGCGAAGGTACTACGCAAACGTAAAGAGACTGGTTATCCATACCTGTTCTTCTCTGATACAGTAAACAATAATAAACCTCAAGCATTAAAAGATCATAACTTTCCAATACATGCATCTAATCTGTGCTCAGAGATTGCATTACCATCGAGTAAAGACTGGACGTTTGTTTGTAACCTATCATCTATGAATCTTGTTACATGGGATGAATGGAAAGAAACAGATGCAGTAGAAACTATGACATACTTCCTTGACGCTGTTATGGAAGAATATATTAAGAAGACCAAAGGTGTACGGTTTATGGAAACTGCACATAACTTTGCAAAGCACTGGCGTGCACTTGGCATCGGCCAACTTGGCTGGCATTCATTATTACATTCAAAAATGACGCCATTCGAGTCGTTTGAGGCTCTTGAATTGGGTGAAGAAATTAGTCAATTTATCGACGAGCGATCACTCGCAGCCTCTGAAGAAATGGCGGAAATCTATGGAACTCCTGAAGGCCTTAACGGTTATAACTGTCGCAATCTCACTCGCTGTGCTATTGCACCCACTACTTCATCATCGTTCATACTTGGTCAAGTCAGCCCAAGCATCGAACCACTTGCCTCCAACTATTTCGTTAAAGATTTAGCTAAAGGTGTATTTACATATAGGAACCCGTGGCTTATAGAAGTATTAGATTCACATGATAAAAATGATGATGAAACATGGGAATCAATTCTTATTCATAAAGGTTCAGTACAACATCTTGATTTCTTAACTGAAAATGAAAAGAATGTATTCAAAACCTTCTCTGAAATCTCACCATTAAATGTTGTTCAGCAAGCAGCTGCACGGCAGGCATATATAGATCAAAGCCAGAGTTTGAATCTTATGATTCCACACGATGCTCCGGTCAAAGATATTAATGCTCTGATTATTGAGGGGTGGAGGCTAGGAGTAAAAACATTTTATTATCAACGTTCATCCAATCCAGCACAGGAGTTAGTTCGCGATATTATGACTTGCGTATCCTGCGAGGCATAAGTATTTGAGACATTCAGAGTACGAGTTTAATTGTGATCATTGTAGTGCACACATATATATTACAGTAGTTGATGAACAAGATGAACCAGAGTATTGCCCAATGTGTGGAGAAGTAGGCAATCCTATTTTTATTGATGCAGAATTGGATAGTGATGACGTTTAAAATATTAGAAAACTTCCCAGATAAACTATTAAAAGATATACAAAAACAATGGTACGGATTCCCACAACATCCATCAGGTGATGCTTATCACAAGCGTTATGCTGCTGATGAATACCAAGATTATATCTTTATAAACAAACCCCACCCATTATATGACATATTGTTTGAATACTTTAATTGTGATATGTATTTAACCTATTTGCGTAATAGACCTCGTTCTGGTAATGGTCCAGTTCATACTGATTCAAAACGAGAAGCATGTATTAATATTCCTATTGAAGTAGATTTATTGAATAGCAGTTTTTATATGGCAAGAATGCATTATAAAGAACCGACCGTACGAAAGCCAAATAAAGATGAACCGGTTAATGAAGGTGCATTGCGGTTTGAATGGGAACCAGAAAAATACCTCTTTTATAATTTAAGAAAACCAATCTTATTTTCAACAAAGCAGGCACATGGTGCTTATAACTATTCTGATAATGAAAGAGTATTGTTAAGTGTTACATTTAAAAATGAAGTACGCGACTTTCAATCTGTAATGAATATAATACCGAAAGACTGGTTTTAATGTGGTATTATCAGAATGAACTTTTCAATGCTGAACTCATATCAGAATACCAAGGTTTTGTGTACGTCATTACAGATCTTACCCATAGTAAAAAGTACGTCGGCAAAAAAGGATTCTGGTCAAAGAAAACATTACCGCCGCTTAAAGGCAAAACCCGCAAAAGAAGAAGCATTGTTGAATCCAACTGGCAAGTGTATTACGGCTCATCTGAAACAGTACAACAGCTACTCGAAGAACATGGACCACCCGGCTTTGATCGTAAGATATTACACCTCTGTAAAACAAAGGGTGAAATGTCATACCTTGAAGCAAAAGAACAATTTGATAGACGTGTGCTGTTAGACGATTCATATTACAATGGTATTATCAATTGTAAAATACACAGAACACATGTAAAGAATTTAAAATAAAAGAGTTTACAAACGATTGAAAACGTGTTATAATTGATTTAACATAAGGAGTTATTATGATAATAGTTGATTATAGCGGTATTGCTATTGCACCTGTAGCAATGGGTAAAGTGAATGCGGCAGATGAAAATCTATTGCGGCATTTAATCTTAAACTCATTACGCATGTATAAACAAAAGTTTAAAAGCTATGGCGAGATGGTCGTTGTAGCAGACGCGGGTGGTAACTGGCGTAAAGACGTTTATCCTGAATATAAGGGTAAGCGTAAGAAAACGCGTGATGAATCAAAAGTTGATTGGGATGCAGCGTTTAAAACAATTAATCTTGTACTCGAAGAAATCAAAGAAAACCTACCTTGGAAAGTTATTCATCAGTGGGGTTGTGAAGCTGATGATTCGATTGCAGAGATTGTTAAATGGACACAAGACTTTGGCAACTATGAAGATGTTATGATCGTATCAAGTGATCATGATTTCATTCAGTTACAAAAGTATAAAAACGTTTCACAGTTTTCACCTACAACAAAAAAGCCTGTAAAAGATGATAATCCTTATTTATTTCAAGCTGATCATATCTTACGTGGTTGTACTGGTGATGGAGTACCTAATGTATTATCAGATGATGATACCTTTATTACTGATGGTAAACGTCAGAATGTGCTTTCAAAGAAGAAGAAAGAAACACTTATGGCTGATCCTAAAGCATTAGGTGAACAGGTTTATCGTAACTATTTACGCAATAAAAAGATGATTATTTTGACAGAAGAGTCAGAATGTCCTGATGTTGTGAAGAAAGATATTATAAATAAATTTGAAGAACAAGATCCCTGGTCAAAACGAGGTAAGGTTTTTCCTTATCTTGTGAGTAAACAATGTAGGCTCTTGCTTGATGTGGTAGAGGAATTTTTATAGATGGTTAAACAAGTACATGAAGTTTTTGCTTTATTTGAAGAAGCAAAGACACGAGAAGAAAAAATTCAAGTTCTCAAGAACAATGAAACTTGGGCACTCAAAGATATAATCAAAGGTTCGATGGATGATAAGATCCAATGGCTATTGCCAAAAGGAGAGGTTCCATACACGAAATGTGAAGAATGGAATCACCCAACAACCTTACTTAAAAAAAATAAAGATTTCAAATACGTTGTTAAAGGTGGGCCTGGCATGTCTATGCCTACCTATAAACGTGAAAAAATATTCTTAGGGATTCTAGAGTCAATACATCCCTCTGATGCGGATCTGGTTTGTAAAATGATTAATAAGGAAAAGCCAGTGAAGGGCATAACAGCGAAACTAGTAGAGGAGGCATTCCCCGGACTATTATGATTAACCAACCCCCCGAACTTAACCAAACAATTAAAAACTTTAAGGTGCACGTTTTTTAGCGATGCACCTTTTTCTTTAGGAGAGAGAACTATATGGTTTCAGTTACTATCGAACGGCTAAAAAAAGATTCAAGACAATTGGGCTGGTTTGCCGACAGGTATAGGAAACAAGGAAAAACAGATCGTCTAAGAAAGGTATTAATAAAGAAACAGTATTTAGACGATAACATCACTGAAATCGAAGAGACATTAGGAAAGGTAGCATAAATGGTGGGGGTGAAAGCCCCCATCTTTTTTTTAATAAAATGCATTTTAGGGGTTTACAAATGCAAAGAATCGGTGTATAATAAAGAATAAGTTATTTGATGAGGGGGTAATATACCCATGAATATATTTGTTCTTGATACTGATCCAGTAGAAGCTGCACAGCTCCAATGTGATAAACACGTTGTAAAGATGGTACTTGAGTCTGCACAAATGCTATCAACTGCACATCGTCTAATCGATGGCACTATGTATAAAGCACCATCTAAATCAGGCAAGACTATGGTTAAACACTGGAAGCATGACGATCCAGGTATGGAAAAGCTTTTATATAAAGCTGTACATATGGGTCATCCTTGTACGCTATGGTCTATGGAATCAGATGCTAACTACAATTGGCATTACAAACACTTTATTGCATTATGTGATGAATACACGTATCGCTATGGTAAAACACATCTTACTGATACTAAGCTACGTGAAGCTCTTGAACTTACACCATACAATATACACAAGGGCCCACAAACACCATTTCGTTTAGCTATGTCTGAATTCCCTGAATGCCACTTTCAAGATCCTGTTGTATCTTATCGTGCATTCTACCAAACAAAGCAAAAACGTTTCTCTATGGTATGGTCTAAACGTGATATTCCTTCATGGTTTAATAGTGATTTAAATGTCGCATAAGCAAACTATTTTCAAATTAAATGAAAATAAGTGTTTACAACTGTTAGAAAACAGTGCATAGTAATAATATAAAGTGAATAAAGGAGACAAATATGAGTTTTATATTAGAATTTTCTGGCGATAAAAACGTAGCCATTGAATGCTATGACGTTATGAACGTTGCTGAAGAAGGCCTTGAGGTCGGAATCGAAAAAGCTTTTGATGACACTTGGTATTGGTGTGAGTGGACTAAAGAAAAAGGCTCTACAATACATGAGGGTTTTAAAACTTTAGATGCTGCTGTTCGTGATGCAGAAACAAAAATAGTACACAAAATGTACTTAGGAGAGACAGTATGAGTATGACAAATAATTTTTATCATTCAGCTTCAACTGAATGGCAACTCGAAGATGATTCTTGGATTTCAAAAGTATGTGAAAAGTTTTCTATTCAAGTTCATTCTGCAACACAATATCTTCTTTGGGAAGATACATTTGATGTTGATGGTTGTTATGTAAACCACAAAACATGTGATAGTTTAGAACAAGCAATGATTGAATGCCATGCAATGGCTGAGGAGGAAGTATATAATGGATAGATCACTATTAAACTCATTTGATAAAATGCACGTACCTGATGCTCGTGCACTTGCAATTTCAATGTTAAATACACCTAATCCACGTGCAACTTTACGACAAAAAATGGTTGTAGGTCGTTTGATAAGAGATATTGAAAACACACGTACAAGTGCAGAAGTTACACGTATTATGTGGAATGTTTATATGTCAAAATCAGGATATGGAATACCTAATTCTGCTTGGAAGACTCACTACCGCTCAGCATAAGGAAATGTAATGCACCTCACATTTGTAGGGCATCGGCTTACCCCGAAACAAAAACACTTAATCTCAGAGGCAGCTTCGGCTGCCTTAGACATATTAGTAAGTCATCGAATGAAGAATTCGCTTGATATTACGATTGAAATTACAAAGAATATGTATAAGCAAACTGGTTCACTCGGCAACTGTGGCCTTGAAGATGAATCGCAATCTCCAAAATTCTTTACTGTTGAGTTGAATTATTCCGGTGTAGAATCTTTTGGAATGCTTATAACCGCACTCATTCATGAGCTCGTACATGTGGCTCAATACGCACAAAGACGCCTCCGTGATCTTACAGGTTTATCTCGTATGGCATGGAAAAATAAACATTATAATACAAACGTTACAAGTTACTACGATCGTCCGTGGGAGATCGAAGCACATGAGTTAGAAGAAGACATATATAACAAAGTAAGCGAAGAAAAAAACCTTCGTAGATATTTAAATATGCACAATTGTGACGAGTATCGTGTGCTCGTTGTTAATTAAATGGAAATCAAATGCCACAATATACCTTAATTAATAAAAAAACCAAAGAGCAATGGGATGTCACCTGTTCTTGGGATGAGTTACAAACTCACCTTAATGACGATGTAAAACAAGCGCTGTCAGTACCTAAGATTATTTCAGGTCGTTCAGGGTCCATGAAAGTGCCTGATGGATTCACTGATTTAAAGAAAAGAATCAAAAAAGGTTCAGGTGCAGGTAATACAGTAAATGTCTAGGTCTTATACATCAAACAGTATAAAGCTTGAAAACATCCAATCATTCGAACCAAAAACACAAAATCAAAAGAATGCAGTTGATGCTTGGAAGTCTGGATATAATCTTGTTATGTCTGGTTCAGCTGGTACAGGTAAAACCTTTGTAGGATTAAACCTTGCACTCGAACAAGTGTTAGATAAAGAAACTGATTATGAGCAACTTATAATTGTACGTTCTATTGTACCAACACGAGATATTGGTTTTTTGCCTGGCGATGAAGAAGAAAAGAAACAAGCCTATGCTGCACCATACATTGGTCTGCTAAAAGAAATCCTTGGTGATAACGAAGCATGGACAAAGCTCGTTACAGCAAAGAAACTACGATTTGAATCCACATCTTTTATTCGTGGTACTACGTTTAATAACGCAATTGTACTCGTAGATGAGATGCAAAACTTAAACTTCCATGAGCTTGATTCTGTTATAACGAGACTTGGCAGTGAATGCAGATTTATTATGTCTGGTGATTATTATCAATCTGATTTTCAGAAAGATAATGATAAGAAAGGTATTCTTAATTTTATGAATATTGTAGAGCAATTGAATCAATTTGAAGTTGTTGAGTTTACATGGAAAGACATTGTACGATCTGACTTTGTACGAGACTATATAATGACGAAAGAGATGTTAGGAATAAAATGACAGATATAAAATATGATCCAGTGCGAGTGCATGATCCTTCGGCTAATAAAGGAATCAAAGGACAAAACTTTTTAAAATTTGATATTGATTGTGATTTAGAACGGCTCGATGATGAAATATGTATGGCAATGGCTAAAGATGATTCAGCAAAAGTACCAAGTGGCAGACATCCTACATACGGAACACCAGTGAGTCCAACTGGAATGTATCCTGGTAGACCTGGCATGGATCAAGTCTTTAGTCCAGAACTTGATAAAGCTATACAAGATAAACGAGATGAATTTGATCACCCTGAACGATTCAGAAAATATCTTATGTATAGAGGCTTTCAGAACGCACCCTGGAGTTTAATTGTTAATGTAAAACCAAATATATCACGCAGACCTGAAGGTGATCCTTACGCAGACATTATTAATATTATGCCATATACAAAGCAAGTCTTGGAATCTTTGCCAATGAAACATCTTGGTAGAGTTGTAATACTTGGATCAAATGCTGATACGATTGTTCCTTGTCATCGTGATGAACCACCATCAAATCATGCAAAAAATCATATTAACTTTACACCAAGTGGTGCAAGACCAATTTACCTTTATGATTGTCCAACAGAAACAAAACATTATTTGCCTGAGGATCATATATTCCATGCGTACAATATCAGCGATTATCATGGGGTTGATGCAATGCCTCGATTCAGTTATACTGTACGTGTTGATGGCACATATGAAGATGGCGTCTTATGATTATAGGTCGATATAAAACTCTTGATATGCAAAAGCTGCAACCACTTGTTGAGTTTGTGAAAAGCGGTAAAGGCGAGGGAAAAAAATATCATGGCTCCGGTACTCATCAGCAGATTTCTCTTGGCAATTTAGAAGACTGGAGTCAGAATAACTTTTGGCAAGATCATCAAGAATTATATCAATATATTAAAGAAAATACTTATCCTGAACATGCGCCTATAGAAAATACATGGTTTAAGTTATATACTACAGAAACAAAATTAGGTCCTACAAATCAGGGTCAATTTATTGGTTTGCACCAGGATCGAGAATATCATACTCCACCAGACGATACAATGCTTATACATACAACGTCAATATTGATTGAAAGAAGCGAAGATGCATTAGGCGGATATTCAGTATTAGCTGGTGATCATCAATTGCAAAAACCGAAGGAAAATAGATTTAAAGACACAAGAGATATAATGAGCAGACTAGTAGTCGAAAATTTAACCGAACCAGGTGAAAGCATAACCTGGAATGGTTGGACAATGCACGGCGTATCAGAGATGCAGCAAGGTTCTCGCCTCTCTTTCGTTGTGTTTAAGAAAACACCCTTCAATGAGGACTATTTTAAAAGTGGCTAAATATACACGATACGATAACCGTAATGAGAAAAAAGGTCGTAATAAACAAAACTCACTAGAACGTGATACTAAAATCAAACCACCGGAAACTAAAAAAGTTAAAATAAATGTAAAAACAATGAAAGAAAATGTTTACAATCCTAGCTAATTATGTTATAATGTTAGCATGAAAAGGAATATATTATGAGAATTTTAACTGATGCCGATGGCGTGCTTCTTAACTGGGAGTATGCTTTTAACACGTGGATGGAATGTCACGGCTATAAAATAACAAACGATGCTTCGCCATATGATATGGGCGAGCGATACGGATTAACGCAAGATAAGAAGCGTGAGCTTGTAAGATACTTTAATGAGTCATCTTCAATCGGTTTCTTACCACCTTTACGTGATGCTATTCAGTATGTACGTAAATTGCATGAAGAATTTGGCGCAGTGTTTCACTGTATTACAAGTCTATCACTTGAGCATACGGCTCAAAAGTTACGTGAGCAAAACATCAATAAGTTGTTTGGCGAAGGCGTATTTGAGAAGTTTGTATTCTGTGACACTGGCGCTGATAAAGATGAGGCACTTGCACCCTATAAGGATTGCGGTGATCTTTGGATAGAAGATAAAGTTGAGAATGCAATACTAGGCAGGTCGCTTGGTCTTGATTCAATACTAATTGAACATGGTCATAACATGTTTGACACAAGTGGTATTCCGCTGCACAAGAATTGGAAAAGCGTATATGAATACGTTAAAGGAGTTTAAATGATTTCACAAGATGACATAGATGCTTTTAAACCAAGTCCGTTTAAGTATGAATTCCCTAATCGGTTGTATGAAGTAGATTACGATCATACAGCTGAACAAATAGAATTAGAAGATTACTTCGACAGTCACATTGATAATCCTTATTATGATGATGTGAATGGCGGAAATGTAGCACTAAGGACATATCATATTGATTATGGTATTCCAAAACAATACGCAGATTTTCAATGGCTAGGCAACTATACCGATAGATTGTTAAAAGCCATGGGTTCGCAAGTAGATATCAACGAGTTTAAACATACTCTGAAGTTCGATTTTATTCGAATGGAACATGGGCATATTTTACCTCCGCATACTGCTTCGTACGTAAGAGCTTGTTGCTCCATCAACGTACCAATCAGAGGTCGATTTAAGATTGATATCTATGAGGATAACGAAGAGAACCCGCACACGTACGGAAAAAAATTAGATAGACTCGAATACACAAGTCCAATACTATTAAATGTGAATCAGTTCCACGGCGTAGTAAACGACGAACCCGAAGAACGTTTGGTACTTAAAATACACTTAATGGTATTACCATACGATCGGCTTGTAAGATCTTTTAGTGAACCAGTCAAATGTTTTGATTGGACCGTACCGTGGAGCAACAAACGTGGAACAAAGCAGAAAATCTAGCATCGGTGAAATATTGTCTTTAAGATCAGCTTGGGAAGACCTTGTATTTGAATATACAATGGATTCTGACCGTAAGGCAGGCACAATTGACAACCTTAAATGGTTTATAAATAATGGTGGGAAAGGGAATAGATTCCGTCCCGGATTTGATCAAGCCAATGTACTGGCTCGAATTATTATTGAAGGTGTATAATGAAAA